CTCGGGTCTCGCGAATAACACCTCTATAGGTGCCATCACGGAAACGTGCAGCTCCAACAGGTGGTGAGAACAAAGAGTTCCCACCAGCTCCTCCAGTTCGTAAAGAACGAACCGGAAATCACCTCGGCTCACGCCGATTGTACGGACTAACGCGCCGTACACCACCGTCTTTTTAGTTGAACAGAGACGGGCCGTCCACAGCGTTCAAGATGGCGTTTATCAGGATTCGGAGATTCCGAGTCTTTGATAAAATGCTTGAAGAGCGCTCCTTGGGCACTAGCCCTAGATGTGGGAATAACTGTTCTGATGGAAAATCCCCTAACAGAGAAACTCTGTAAGCGAGAATCCCATCCGGAAACAGAATACCCATACCGGAAGGACTGGTACCCAAGAACTGATGAAGCGTTTGTTGTGAAAGGAAGAGGGCCTTCTTCGGCGCTAATCCTGTCACGCAGATACTGTGCTGCAGACCAGCAACCTTTCTTGTAAAGGTTGTTAGAAAGCTCAACAGTACTTACAAAGGCTTTACCAGCATGGTGCGTGAAAGTAGGAAGTGTGCGACAATATACCGGCGTCACGTCGGTACCGTCGTAAGCGTCCATGCCGCAAGACTCACGAAACTTACCGTTTCGGAAAGACTTGTTAGCATTGACCTTCAATCCAGCGGACTGAAGGCCATCTATCACGCATTGCACCATAGGTGTTGGGACGACGATGTCGTCTCCATACACCAAAACGTCCTTCGATAATCTTTCGATTGATCGGAAGGACGGTCGAGTGCGAGTCGCATCGTGAATTGCAGCTAAAGTGATGATGTAAAACATCATCGCCTCCACTGGAAAACACAGTGCGGATCCCATAGACGCATACTTGGTAATGGACAACTTTCCATGACCAGGCACGAGAGCTACTCTACTACGACACGCTGTAAGCGCGTTGTAGAGGTCAGTATAAGCACCACAAGATGCTTTTACTAACCTAAGAGTCACTCTGTCACTAGCATCTGAAAGATCTAGTGTAGAGACAGCGCATGGATCAATTGATCCACGCATTGCTCCTTGTCGGTTCCAGCTCTGGTCAGTAAAATGAACAGAGCGGCCAACAACAGAATCGCTCTCAATAAGACTACAAAGGAACTTCCGAACTCCCTGCTGTACAGCAAGAAGGAACGAAGGTTCCTCCGCAATGATGCGCGGAGTCTTAAGCGTTTTAGGTACTGACAGTACCTTGACAGGTATTTCAGCATCAGGATCCAGGAACTCAAGAGAGGGTGTTACCCAACTTGCGTTGGGGAGGCCCCAGTAGTCGACGGGGAAGACTCGTTGACTGCGGGAGTACCACTGCTTCGTGTGGAACCGGAGATTTCCAGTTCGACCGTCTGCAGTACCCCCAGAGCTATGGAAAGGCAACGAGCCACTAGCAAACAAATGCCAGAGGCTTTCTTGTCCGGAAGAATCTGAGCGATAGACTCCGCTAAGGAGCTTAGCCCAGACAATCCG